GTAGCCGCTTGCGCTAAAAAAACGCCCTCATCCTTCGATGACTTACGCAAGTTACAGTCACGACACAAGACTTGTAAGTTATCAAGATCATGAGTGCCACCATTCTTACGGCTAATGATGTGATCGATCTGTAAGTTCTCATCATTGCCACAGTATCTACAAGTCCGACCATCACGAGCAAATACTCGCTCCTTGTGTGTCCGGTATTTGCGACTGTTTAACTTATCTAGTGCCATCCCTTACGCTTCCAATGATTTAAGGCTTTGCATGTATTGGGTTGCATACCTTCATGAGTCATAGTGTAACCGTATCTATGACCTATATATCGTAAACCCCAGTCTATCTGTTGCAATGGATTAGCTGTTCTTAACCACTCACTCTTACCTTGTGGTATTCCATATACTCGATGAGTACCTTCTAGGTTACCTACTGCTTTCCAATTCCAAGCACTTTCTTTTCCGTACAAAACGCTTAGACAAATGTACAAATCTTTAGATAGTTGTAATCGTGCAAATTCTTTTGGAGTCATTGTTTTTATTGTTTTCATTGGTGCTGTTGTCGCACTTGCTGCTGATCCAATGGAGAAGCATAGAGCTATCCCCAACACGATTGCTACCGAGCGAGCTACCCGCCCCAGCGGCTCGCTCTGAGCACTTGGGTGCTCTAGCCCTCTGAGTGTACTGGTCATGTCAAATCCATTTCTATAAGTGCTGGTCAGAACGGCGTGTCGTTATTTTAATATTACCCTTTCGTATTCTCGAATAGCATCCAAAACTCGATCATCCCAAGCAAACCATTCTCCAATAACATGATTTTCATGTAATTTGTTATGGAACATTGATTCAACATCTCTACCGCCTTTGACTAGCCACGAGACATAAAGACCATCAATGTATAGATCATCTGGCCGCAAAGTTGAATCCGCTTTTCGTCTAAGCATTTCAAGTCTTTCATAAGGCTTTTTCGATGTCCCAATTTTGACATATCGGCCACCATCTCTTATGAAATACACCTTTTGTTCAATCTTTTCATGCAGAACATCACGATACAAAGCCATTGTCATGTTTAATTCTTTTTTGACCCTTTGTTCAGCCATTTTCCAAGCTTCTTCCATCGATACATTCAGTCTGTCTAAATTGGCTTCATTCAAATGCCAATTACAATAATTGGAAGCTTTTACATTTATTTCCCTTTGGCATGTTTCTCCAGATGCCGTAGTGCCATGACAAATTGCAGGCATTTCATCAATATGACAATAGGCGCAATAAATCCTACTACCATTTTCTATCTCAATTACTTTGCAAGCTTTGTAGCATTTGCCAAACCCAAAGTATTTCATTTGTCTTTACCCCAGCCCTTTCCCTTAAAGACTAAGCCAGGTACTGAATAGATTCGATTAGCTTGTGCGCCACAATCTGTACATCTCACCAAGTCATGATCCATTGAGAGTTCTAACTCCATCTGTGTATTACAGATAGGGCAACGATATTCATACATCGGCATCAGACGCTTCTTTCCCACAGGCTTTGCACTTCCAGTTCTTTATCATCCAGTTACCACATTGATCACAGCGAACTGCTGCTTTTTCCCAATCGATATTACTTCCTAAATCAATCTTGTGATAATCAGCCTGTCTAAGTAACCGCACCAGATCGACTAATGACAACATACAGACGAACTCACCGACTGATGCTTCCCCTTGTCCATTGAGTCTGAAACACGCAAATCCAAGCTTCCCCGACTTGTCCGTGCGTGCCTTGATCTGGCGCAGTGTCCCTTTGATGTCAAGTGAGTTACGCGCTTTTATCTCGCAGTCGAACGGGACTCCTTGAATATCTGCGCCTTGACCACGACCGACACTAGCTGCGCTCCACCATTGCTGCAAGTAGGCGGCTACAAGCCGTTCGGTCGCATAACCTCTATGCTTCCGGTGTTGGCTCGGCATCAGCTTCTTTCGTAGTTTTGATATTGATTTGACTTACAGCATGACACCTTAAACAGGTAACAAATACCTGGTCATTAGCTTCTGGAGTAATAGCCACAGGTTCATTGCAAAGATCGCAATAGATAACAATATCCTGCGGTTCTTCGAGCTCTCCGCCCATGACGGTTGCTGTGCCATTATCAAAGATTACCATTTCAGCCACGATTAAACTCCTCTCGGTCTGCCAATTCTTTAGCGCAAATGCTCGACATAGCGATTAAAGCCAAAGTAACTTCATGATCCGTTGTTAATTTCATGGACTTAGCCAAAAGGTTTCTGACTTCTAAGTAACTCAGATACATTTCCTGAGTCATTTCTGCACCTTCCAATGAGTCATACATGTACTTGAAATTTGCATAAGACATTACGCTCTCACCTTCTGTGGTCGCCATGATCCATTAGGTGCTATTTCATACCAAAGAATGTCATCACCCTTTTGGCATCGAAGCAACGCACCACTAGCTGCGCCTACGCACTTGAAGTGACCCCACGGCTTACCAGCCTTAGATGTACCAGTTGCCCAAACCATTTCACCGTGCTCACATCTTGGAACATCTTTATCAGTTGTGCCGCCTATGATTTCCTTGACTGTGTTTACAGCTTGTTCGCTGGTTATCGGCATTGGAACAGTCTTAATTGTCCAGGGATCATCTTCTTTCATGACAGGGATATAGTCTTGCTTTGGCTCTGCGAGCTTTGTTCTTGTGACCTTAACCATTTCCTCTTTGCTTGGTCGCTTACCCTTGCTTGCATAACCAGCGTTCGCAAGCGCTCTGCCGATTGCTGAAGTCTCGCAGTTTTCCAATGCGCTAGTTGCATTAACGCCTCGACTGCTAATCGTCTCCTCAGCGAGTCCGCTGGAGAACGGCGTGCTATCAGCGAAAGTACGATAAAGCCATGCTTTAACAATGTATCTGTCATTTTGGAAACTCACTAACTCTGTTTCTACTCGGAAATCCGGAAAGTCCTTGATGAACTTCTCCAGTCTTACTTCTACTGTCTCGTAATCATCTAGGTTAAACATAGAGCTCATCTTCCTCTGTTTGTAGTTGAAGTGCGATTGCAAGATACGCTATTGCATCAATGTAAGAATCTGTGTGTCCTGGCGATTCTGTGATTCTGGCGAGTTTGACTTCAACCATGAGAAGTGCAGCTTGAGCGTCTGTGACCGGATAATCAAGTAAACAGGCAAACCGCGCAGATTGCCTTGCAAAATTGACTTTTGGATGTCCGTAGATGTGACCACGAGCTTGAATGATGTCGATTGCATTGATAAGTGCCTCAGTTGATTTCACTTTTGCACCTGTTCGTAATATCTACGGATTGCGGTGCGACCTTCCACCATTCCCTTGTCGTAGCCAACTTCTTGACCTAATCTAAATGAGAAATAAGCAATTAAGCCAACTCCTGCAACTATCAAGATTGTTAAAGAATTGATAATCATTTATAGCCCTTCCGTCCGGAACTTCCGGAACAGGAAAAGTGTCGCACAGGGTTCAGACTTTCAGCTGCTGATTTTGATAACGAAACGGTAACAATTCTGAGTCATCCATTTGGTCATCGATGTCTCGTAGGACATCGTTACCGAGCGCGCCCGTATCTCTTACCTGACACAACGAAAGTACCGTCCTTCTCTAGGTTAATGATGCTGACCTGCACATTTGTACCGATTTCCTCGATGACGATGAACGCCTGCTGCCAGTTCATTGTGCCTTTAGTGTAATGAGCCTGTCGGACATCCATAAGGTGTCCGCCTTCCCAGCCTCTCAGGATACGCCCTATTTTGCCCCCAGAAGCCTCTGTGAAGGCTGATTGACCTGCCCTATGAGTGTGTCCACATATAACGCTAATACCATGCCTACGAGCCGCCTCAAGGGCTGTAAGACCAGGCTGAGGCTTGATGCTCTGTTCATCCCCATGAACTGCCACAATGCCTCTAGCGACCGCGTAAGGCTTCTTGTGATAGGTGATGCCTAACTCATCGAGCTTCTTGAACTTCTCGAAGCGAAGCTCTGGCAAAGCCAAGAAGGCTGGAATCTTCTTCATGATAACATTGTAAAGACGGTCTGTGTGATTACTACGGATCATGTGAGCATCTTTAGTGTGTTCAACTAATGACCAGAGAACCTCAACTGCTTCATCTCTGTCAGCAGCTAGTGTCTGCTCGTACCATCCTGGAGTGTTTTCTGTCCATCGGGAAATCTGTGGTAAGTCGATTTCATCGCCGAGAGTGACGACAGAATCGGGGCGTACAGCTTTAATATACGCTGCAACATTTTTTACTGCTATTGGATCGTGATAGGGAACTTGTAAGTCTGGAACTACAACAGTTCTTTTCATTCATCCTCATCGTCATACCAGTCTGGCTCTGGGATATTTGGGTTGATTGGGGATGGAAGTATCCAATCTGGATACGCATTCTTTTCTACAATAATGGCAAGTGCCAAATCAACATCAAAGCCTGCTCTACGCAACGAGCGATACATTTCATGTACGCCGATAGCCCACGCATCTAACTTGGAATAGCCTTCATCCATAAGCTTCTTAGTTGCTTTTCTTGCCATGAGATAAGTGTCACCTCTCCAATAAGGAAATGATTGTTTCGACACGCCCTTCAAGTCGATTCAGTCTGTCATTCATTGAACTGCCACCGTTAGGTTTAAGTTCAGTTAAGTAATGCTTTACTAGCCAGCGGATTGATCCAACAAAGCCAGTAACAATTGAGATGGTTGCAACTGCAAGAGCCGCCCAGTTAAGGGCAGTCATTACTTCTGAATGCCTAAACCTTGATCGTTAGGATTTAACCAACGAATAACTGGTGGTAAGCATGATGAAAGTCCGGCAGCGATTAACGCTTTTGGCTCAGTAACACCAGCTGCTGCAAGTGATAGAACTGCTACTAAGAATGCTCTAGCCCATGAGCCTGCTGCTGTTTTTAGGTCTTTCATTGTTTTGCTCCTAGCATCGGGATGTCGAACCAACGACCATTCTGATCGCCTTCTTTAGTAAAACTGATATGGATATGATGGTCATGGCGACTAAACCCAGAATAAGGTCTCCAATTCCAAGATTTTTTAGAACTGGCAATGCGACCTTTGAAGATGACATAGGCAATTCGCTTGTCACCATTCTTGGCACATAGTCGAATCTGATCGGCAAGATAGTCGGAATTATTGGCTGCCCCGCCGAGATCCTTGTCGCAATCAAAAGCCCGCACATACGCCCATTGACTCGTTTTGTCGGAATAATCAGGGTTATGATTTGATTTCGATGCAGCGTGTCTAGCATCGCCTATCCAGCCATCAGATTTTCTATCGCGGTCTGGAAACGAATCATCAATCTGCTCACGAAGTTGTTGCCCTGCTTTACAGAGTAGAGGTTTCACTTTGAGCAATCATTTCATCATAGGTTGATTTCAACATTGAAGTAAATTCATTGTTGCCTCGGTCAATAATGGCAAAAGTTTGTGTTATTCCTTCAGGGTTTTCTATTTCAATAAACTTAACATTTGTCATTTTTACAACTCCGCACTTAGTCCGATGAAACCTGTACCTGCCGTGTTACCAGCTAACGCAGTTACTACAGCATTAGTCAAAGCCCCAGCCACGCCAAGAAGTTGTACAACATTTGTACCACCATTATTTATAGATAAACTTGTGACTGTTGAGGTTGCGCCGTTAGGTTGAGTATGAGCAAGGTTTGCATAATCAACAGCCGTTGGCTTTACTCTCATTGTGACTGGAAATGGTAAATTCATCGCGGCTTGAGTTGTTGAATAGGTATAACCAAAGGTTGTAAATACTGTTCCATCTGAGCCTGTTCCGCTAGTTCTAAAATAATACCTTTGGCAAGCAGCCAATTCACCAGCAATAGTTCCACCAGCACGGCTAAAGGTTGTGACATAAGAACCAAGTTCTAGTTGGATGTTATCAAAATAAACCACCACAGTATTTGCTATGGTTGAAGTAGTAAATAATCTAACGCGTAAAGACTTAGCCGTTGATGGAATTGCATAAACTCCTGAAATACTTACAAAGGTTGTACTTGTAGGTGTTGCAGTTCCGCCGGATGTAGCTGTGATACTTGTCCAAGTTCCTGTAACGCTGTTATCAGCAGTTGATGAGTGTTGCACATCTATGGTCATAGGAACGCTTGTAGAGGCTGCAACAATTGCTGAAACTGTGACAGTTTTTCCAGCGTAAGGTGTTGTGTTTAATTGCTCTACGGCTTGATACAAAGCAGGTTGTGCTGTTGCCGATGCAGTAAACTTCATTGAGTAAAGTCCGCCGGATGGAATTACAGTAGTTTCTCTTGCAAAAGTTCCTGTGCCTGATACAAGTGCTGAGTACCATCGATCTGCTAAATAAGCATTACCAGCAGAAGTTGTGCCTCTCTGCCATATATCAAAGCCACCATTTATTACGGCGTTCTTGCCTGATGACAAGGATAATGTGCTGCTGGTGAGAAGGTTAATTGTGCCATTAGTATCGTTAATGTCGCTTGAAGAGAAAACATCTCCATTGACATAACTTACCTTTGTTGGAAATCCTACAGCCATTAGCACACCTCTTTCATAGGGTCAATTCTAGTACATAACATCGAGTAAAGGCTCCTGCGTAGTCAAAACCGTCTGCCATGTGTTTGGCGTAATGTCATGGGCTATTCCTTGACATTGCAAAGTCTTGATAATTGTTGAACCGCCTTGTCCGTCATTGGTGATTTGCATGGTGTTGAAGTAGTCCAAAGCAAGGGCCGCAGTAATACCTGGGCCATAACCTAAAGTCACCAAGTCCAACGTAATGGAGTCGATTCGGATTGTGGTGTCTTTTCTGGACGTGACGTATGCGGTTGCTAGACTCAAAGCATTTGCGTCCGTTTGCATCAACATATCAGGTGCAGTAATCGCATGAGTAAAGTACGCAGCAATAGATGTGGCATCTGAGTAAGTTTGAGCAGTTCCGCCTACTCTAGTAACTGTCGCTGAGTTCACGATTGTCTTATCATCAAAGGCAAATTGGATTCCTGAATAGTCAATATCCGATGAACCAGTCACATTGGAGAACTTTGTTGGTGATGCTGATTGAGCATCTACAACATATTGACGATTCTTGAATACGGCGTTGCCAGCCTTGTCAATGTAGAACGCGCCTTGCTCTGTGAACTCTACGGTTTGAATAGCCTGGAGAACTGAACGAGTTCCACCTGGGTCAACTTGGCAGGTTGTGTTACCTGTCTGAATAGAACGCTGAGAGTTAGGCCATGTCACCATGTCTAGAATCTTGCCAATACGTGTTCCAGTATCTTGGCCAGCAGTAGCACCTGTGACTGTTGTTACGTTTGAATTAAAGAATAATCTGAAAGCGTCATAGCAAATAAAATCGACAAATCCCGTTTCCTGAGATGTCGGGTATGTATATTTGTATTCTGTAATGTAACCAGAAAAGATTGGGTATAACGTTCCACCATAATTTGCTTGAATCTGAATTTTACGCAAAGGCTGAACATTGGGATAAAAAATTGACGATGTGTTCTGGGGATTCCAGTTGCCCGTAGGGTCGTTAACGCGCACAACCGCAGTTGCTGAAATATATTTATCTTGCAAAAGGTTGCGTTCTCTGCGTGTTGAAATTTTCAGAACAGAAGCAGATACATCGACAATGTTTGGAACAACTGTTCCTAATTCAGCAAGGCCTAGTTGACCTGTACCAAGAACCATCACAGTACCAAATGATGCTCCCTGAGTTAGGTTGATTTTAACAATAGGCGTTGCAGGTAATGCCATTAGTACACCGTTGAATAATTGATTGGAATACCAGAAGCCTGGTTATTGTAAATTCCCTGAGTAATTGCAGTAACTAAATCTTGTTGTGTTGTAACTGAACCAGCAACATTGACTGTTATGTATGTTCCACCCATTGAACCCATGCGGTCTAATGGGATAACTGCTTCTGGACCTGCTTCACCAATAAGTGCCATGGTTGCTTTATTAACAACTCCACCTGAAGCCATTGTTGCAAAAGCATCATTTTTGTTTAATTTATTGATAAGAGCCTGACCAGTAAGTGTTGACTGATAAACGTCTGAACCTAAATTTCCGCCTGCTGTTCCGCCACCTGTGACGTAAGAACCTGGAGGCGCAGCGAATACATTGAATGAAAGAGTTTTAGATACATTGGCAATTGCTAACAGTGCGGCAAGCATGGCATTTAATGTATTTAACCATTCAGCAAATGGATTAGGTACATCACCTAATTTAATCATGTCACCGCGTAGCATCCCAAGAAGTTCGGCGTCTTTTGATATTGCTGTTGCTAATTTTGCAGCGCCTTCAACGTTGCCTGCATTAATAGCATCTTCTAAATCTAGGATTTCCTGCTTTAGACGTATGCGTACTTTATCTTCTTCTGTCTGTTTATTCAGAGCAGCAGCCGCTAATTGGATACGGTCCATATCGAAAAGTTTTTGTGCTTGATTAAGGAACGCAGAAGCCTTATCTAGGGCAACCTTTTTCTGTTGTTCTGCCGTAATCTTTTTAAGGTTAGCCAAGCGTGCTTTCTCTGTTGCTAATAACTTTGTTGTACTTTTTGCCTGTTGCTCTGCGGCTACACGTTGGCTCTTTCCTAAATTATTTTCTGTTTGACCAGATAACGTCATTGATATATTACCCATGCCACGGTTTCCATAACCGCCTGCAGGGATGAACAAATCAAAACTTGTAAGCATCTCTTTCCAGATGCGAAGGAATCGTGCGATGCCTCTGGTTAAATCAGCAATCTTAATTGCAATTTTGTCAATAGCATTTACAGCAGGGTCAACTGTATTTGAACCAGAAAGAATTGCTATCGCGTCAATTAAACCTTTGCCAATTGCTTCCTTGGCATTATTGCTCGCAATGGTAAGTTTATTAAGAGAACCTTGATATGAATCTGCAGCATCTTTTGCCTGACCTGCAAAGAGAACAGTAAGCCTGCTTTGGATATCGTAAAAAGAACTGCTGGTAAGTTCTGCTTTAGATAAACCAACACCTAAACGGCCAAGTGAAACGTTATTACCCAAATAGGCTTTTTGGAGTGCCTGAGAAACTGAAGTTAAATCTTTACCTGTTCCAGCGCTTATATCTAAAGCAAGATTCAAAAGTTCTTGCGATTTTGTAATTGAACCAGTTGCACGAAGCAAGCGGTCCATCGCCGGACGAAGTTCATCATCTAGCACGCCTGTTTGTTTTTCTAGACGTGAAATGTAACCATTAACTTCAGAACCAGCATAACGTGTGCTTATGCCAAGATTTTCTAATGTCTTAGATAATGAACGGGCTGCGTTATCATCTGCAGCAAATGCTTTAACCGATGCCTTGCCAAACTTAACAATTGCAGCAGTACCTAATGCAATGCCTAATGTTTTAGCAAGACTTGAAACTTGCTTTTGAAGTTTTGCAGTAGATGTTTCAGCCTGTTTAAAAGCCTTAGAGCCTGTAAACTCTGAGGCAATTTGAATGGCTATCTTCGACGTATCCATTATGCCGCTCTCTTTACATCTACTATTGAAGTGCGCTTGTTAAACTTAGCAGTAACATTTTGAACTGCTTTAAAATATGATGCAATGACTTTACCGTTTTGTTCATTCCAAGCGCGATAAATCAAACGGCCTCGCTTATCACCAATTCCTGAGGTTTTCTTTTCTCCGTAAATAGGTCCAAGGTTTTTAATAAATTGAGCGCCTGCTCCAGGATTACGAGAATGTGAATAACGTTTTTGTGTAACGTTCTTGCCTGGGCCTACCCAAGGTTGGCCACCTGGATTCTTACGGCCTGCCGTTTCTATAATTGCTCCAACGGCTGATTTGTTTTCAATCGCTGCCAGTGCAGTAAATCCGCGACTATTGGCACGGCTTGGACTTGTTTTATAGCCAATGCCACCGCGTACTTCACTTGCAGCATATTTAGGAAACTTGCCTTTGTAAATTGAAGCAGGTTGCCAACCGCTCATGATATTCGAATCATTTGGAGCAAAACCACGTGCGCGAGTCACAACAGGTTTCAAAGCGGCTGCAACCTCTTTACGCAATTCTTTTGCTAAATCAGGTGCGTAATCTCTTAATGCTTTACGAAGAGCGAGAGCGCCCACGACTTCTGTTGGCATCTCTCGCCTCCTTTGCTTCATCTTTGAGAACCTTTATTAGGTTCTTCAGCATTACTTCATCTAGTTCTAACAAATGTTGTGGCGCGACTCCTATTCTTACGCTTAATTTAGCAATAAGATAGGTGACGGAATCGCGCCCTAGTTCGGGGAATCGTCATCGAGAACTTCAACGTCAATTAAAGTTTCAATGAATTTTTCGCCAAACATTGGTACGGTTTCACCAGACCTGCGAATACACTCCCAGGCTAACCAAAATATTGAAGTCTGAGAAGGGTCATCAATAAAAGATTTATGAAATCCCTTTTTAGCCCATACTTCAAATCCGTACTGCACCAATGGAGTGATTGGGTATTCTCCAACCACGCCATCTGCCCTTGTTACTTTTAACTTAGCCATTTTTGCCCCTTAGTTTGTTTTTAGAATGTGCCTGTTGTTGTTACTGCAACTGTTGAGTTACAGTTCCAAGTTACTGACTGTGAGCCAATATCGCCAACTGCTCCGTTAATATCTTGAGTTCCGTTGACTAAAACGCTCATTGTATATAATGGATTTGTTGCTGATACTGCTGTTCCTTTTTCTTGAAGTAGAACAAGAGTAACAGTTGTACCCCATGCTGCCTGCAATGTTGCAAGAACATTTGCTGCTGCTGTGTCGTTAAGAAAATCAATTGTTACAGATGAAGATTCTAGGCCCTTGACTGCCTTCCGACTGGAATCTCCCATAGCCGTTACATCCAGTTCATCGAACTGACGGTTAAGTGTTACAGATGTTACATGGTCAGATAGGTCGACAGAATTAACCTTAACGCCGACCTTGTTATTTAGAAATACAGCCATTTGGTTATTCCTCTTCCTTCTTAGTAGATGCTGGCTTTGATACTGCTTGCTTTACCTGACCGATTTTAGCCAGGAATGCTTCGTTTTCTTTTTCCCATTGTTCCATATCGGTCATGGTTTAGCTCCAGGTGGTTAGAACGGATAGTGACATCTCACAGGTGAGCAGGTCGCCAGATGCCGCGTTGAGAACGCTTGGCTGGCTTACTGCACCCACATTGTAGACCAATGAAGATGCTGCGAGTTTGTTGAACACACCCACAAGGGCATCTTCAATTCCATTGAGATTGCCTTCATTATCAAACAGCGGCACAGTAATAACTATCTTGAAGTTCGCTGTTGGTGCAATCGTGTTGTGCTGGTTGTTATTAGGTTCAAGATAAGGATCGTCCGGTGCGACAATAACTGAGTTTGCTAAAACTGTGGCTGGTGGAAATGCAAATGTTTGCCACTTTGTATTATCGACTAATGCTGTCGCAATCGTGGTTCTAAGAGTAGTGAGCGCAACTGACATTATCCGACCAT